GGCGCAGAGCAGCCGGCCGAGGGCGCGATGCGCGCGCTGGCCGGATTTCTGACGGAGTTCAAGGATTTCCAGGGCGAGATCCGGACGGTGTTGCAACAACAGGACGAGAGACTGACCATGCTGAATGTCAAGACCATGGCCTATGGCCGCCCGGCACTGTCGATGGCCGCCGAGGTGGAGGTGCCGCACCGCAAGGCCTTTGCCGCCTATCTGCGCAGCGGCGATGATGATGCGATGCGCGGCCTGACGCTGGAAGGCAAGGCGATGTCCACGGCAGTGGCGGCGGATGGCGGCTATCTGGTCGACCCGCAGACGGCGGAGTCGATCCGCTCGATGCTGGTCTCGACCGCCTCGATCCGGGCGATTGCCAATGTGGTGAATGTGGATTCGACGTCTTTCGATGTGCTGGTGGACCGGTCGGAAGTGGGGTCTGGCTGGGCCACGGAAACCGCCGCCCAGACCGAGACGGCGACGCCGATCATCGAGCGCATCTCGATCAAGCTGCACGAGCTGTCGGCCATGCCGAAGGCCAGCCAGCGCCTGCTGGACGACAGTGCCTTCGACGTCGAGGGCTGGCTGGCCGGCAAGATCGCCACGCGGTTCATCCGCGCGGAATCGGCGGCCTTCGTAAACGGCGACGGGGTGGACAAGCCGAAGGGCTTCCTCACCCCCACGAAGGTTGCCAACGCGAGCTGGACCTGGGGAAGCCTTGGCTACGTGCCTTCGGGTGCGGCATCGGACTTTCCCACCACGAATGCGGCCGATTGCATCGTGAATCTCGTCTATGCTCTGGCGGCGGACTACCGGGCCAATGCAAGTTTCGTCATGAACTCGAAGACCGCTGGCGCGGTGCGCAAGATGAAGGATGCCGATGGCCGCTTCATGTGGTCGGACGGGTTGGCCGCGGCAGAGCCGGCGCGGCTGATGGGCTATCCGGTCCTGATCTGCGAGGACATGCCAGACATCGCCGCCAACGCGTATGCCATCGCCTTTGGCGACTTCGCGGCCGGCTATACCATTGCCGAGCGGCCGGACCTGCGGGTGCTGCGTGACCCCTTCAGCGCCAAACCGCACGTGCTGTTCTACGCCACCAAGCGCGTGGGTGGCGACGTGACCGACTATGCGGCAATCAAGTTGCTGAAGTTTGCGACGTCGTAAGCCCGTGTGACAGGTTCCCGGCCCCGTCGCGGGTCGGGGAACGTGGGCGCGTGTCCCGGGGGCCAGAGCCCCGGCGTCGTCTAGCTGCTCCCCCTCCGTCCGAGCGACGCGGGGTGCGCGCCCATGCCTTGGGATCGGGGAAAGACGGGAGAGCGTGATGGTGTTGATCGAGGAGACCTCGGTTGCGCAGGAGGCCTTGCCGCTGCAAGCGTTCAAGGAACACCTGAGGTTGGGCACGGGCCTGTTCGACGACGGGCTGCAGGATGCCTTGCTGATCGGCTATCTGCGGGCAGCTATGGCCGCGATCGAGGCGCGGATCGGCAAGGTTCTGCTGGGCCGGAGGTTTCGCTGGGAGATCGGGGACTGGCGCGACGGAGCGGCGCAGGCATTGCCCGTGGCGCCGGTGGGGCAAGTTGTGTCGGTGGTGCTGGTGGATGCGGCGGGCGGCCGGCTGACGGTCGATGCGGCGGGCTATCGCCTGGTGGCCGACATGCACCGACCAAAGCTGGCCGCACGCGGAACGGCCTTGCCGACCGTGCCCACCGGGGGGCAGGTCGAGATCGTCTTCGAGGCGGGCTTTGGTACCGTTTGGGAGGCGGTGCCGGCGGATCTGCGGCAGGCGGTGCTGCTTCTGGCGGCAGAGTTCCATGAAAAGCGCCACGAGATGGGCCTGCGCGAGGCGGCGCTGCCCTTTGGGGTGATGGCGCTGGTCGAGCGTTGGCGGACGGTGCGCGTCCTGGGCGGGGGTGGTGCATGAGCGGGGTCAGGCTTGGCCGTGCGCTGGTGCTGGAAACGCGCCAGAGCGAGGCAGATGGGGCCGGCGGGCTGATCGAGCGCTGGGTGGCGCTGGGCACGCTTTGGGCCGATGTCGCGGCAGGCAGCGGGCGGGATGTGCCGGGCGAGGAGGTGACCGTATCGTCGGTTCCCTACCGGATTACCGTGCGCGCGGCGCCGCCGGGTTCGCCGGCGCGGCCCCTGCCGGAACAGCGGTTCCGCGAAGGGACGAGGGTGTTCCGGATCGTCGCGGTCGCCGAGCGGGACCGGGGTGGGCAATACCTGACCTGCTTTGCACGCGAAGAGGTGCCGGCATGAGCTATGGCGTGGCGGCGGCGTTGCAGGAGGCCTTGTTCAACCGGCTGGCGGCGCTGCCGGAACTGGCTGGTGTGCCGGTGGTCGATGCGCTGCCCAAGGGACAGGCGGCGGGAACCTTCGTGTTGCTTGGGGCGGAAGATGTACGGGATCTGTCGGATGCGACGGGCGGAGGGGCGGAGCATCGACTGGTGATCAGCGTGATCAGCACGGCGGCGGGATTTCTGAAGGCGAAGGCTCTCGCTGTGGCCATTTCGGATGCGCTGGGCGGCGCGCCGATGGTGCTCGCGCGGGGGCGTCTGGTGGGCATCGACTTCCTGCGGGCAGCGGCGCGGCGGCGGGACGAGGGAAAGGTGCGGCGGATCGACCTGACCTTCCGCGCCCGGGTCGAGGACTAGGCGCGTTGCGGGCGCGGAATTTGAGAAGCGGAGAGAGACATGGGTGCGCAGAACGGCAAGGACCTACTTATCAAGCTGGACCTGACCGGAGACGGCCAGTTCGAGACGATCGCGGGGCTGCGGGCCACACGGATCAGTTTCAACGCCGAAACCGTGGATGTGACGAGCCTTGAGAGCCAGGGCGGATGGCGGGAGTTGCTTGGAGGGGCGGGGGTAAAGGCAGCCTCGATCTCTGGCTCGGGCGTGTTTCGGGACGAGGCGACCGACGAGCGGGCGCGGCAGATTTTCTTTGATGGGGAAGTGCCGGATTTTCAGGTGATCGTGCCGAGTTTCGGGGTGATCGAGGGACCTTTCATGATCACCTCGATCGAATATGCGGGCAGCCATAATGGCGAGGCGACCTACGAGCTGACGCTCGCCTCGGCCGGGGTGCTGGGCTTTACGGCGCTGTGATGGCGAACCCCTGGGCGGGCGAGGTGGCGATCACCGTGGATGGCGAGCGGCATGTCTGCAAGTTGACACTGGGGGCGCTGGCCGAGTTGGAGACGATGCTGGACGCCGGCGGGCTGATCTCGCTGGTGGAGCGGTTCGAGCAAGGACGCTTCACCACGCGCGATGTGCTGGGGCTGGTGGTGGCCGGGCTGCGGGGTGGCGGCTGGCGGGGCAGCGCGGAGGATCTGCGCACCGCCGAAATAGCCGGTGGACCGATGGCCGCGGCGCGGGCGGCGGCGGAGCTCTTGGCACGCGCCTTTGCGCTGCCGGGCGAGGGATGAGCCGGATCGACTGGGCGGGGCTGATGCGGGCCGGGTTGACCGGCCTTCGCCTGCCGCCCGACGTGTTCTGGCGGCTGACCCCGTTGGAACTTCGGCTGATGCTGGGGGCGGAGGCAGCTGTGCCGCCCCTGACACGCGCGCGGCTGGATGAATTGGCGCGCGCCTTTCCGGACGAGAGGGGAAACGCTGGACATGGAAGACATCGAAATCCTGCAGGAACAGATCGCAGCGCTGGAGGCGACGCTGGCGGGGAGTGCGAGCGTGGCGGCGGCCTTTGAGGGAGAGCTTTCGCGGATGCGCGAAAGCCTGAGCCTGACCGGGCGCGAGGTGAACTCGTTGTCGGGCGGGATCGGCAGCGGGCTGCGCCGGGCCTTCGACGGGCTGGCCTTTGATGGGCTTAAGCTGTCGGACGCCTTGCAGAACGTAGGCAGTTCGATCCTCGACACGATCTATCGGGTGGCGACGCGGCCTGTGCAAAACGCGCTGGGCGATCTGGTCGCAAGCGGTGTGCAGGGCATCATGGGGGCCTTTGCACCTTTCGCGGCGGGTGGCGCCTTTGCGCAGGGCCGGGTCATGCCCTTTGCCAAGGGAGGCGTCGTGAGCAGTGCCACCGCCTTTCCGATGCGGGGGGGCACCGGGCTGATGGGCGAAGCGGGGCCAGAGGCGATCATGCCGCTGATACGGGGGGCGGACGGCCGGCTCGGCGTGCAGGCGCAGGGCGGTGGGCGTGCGGTGAATGTGGTGATGAATGTCACCACGCCCGATGTGCAGGGGTTCCAGCGCAGCCAGGGGCAGATCGCGGCACAGGTGGGCCGGGCGCTGTCCCGCGGGCAACGCAACAGATAAGGGCAAAGCATGGCGTTTCATGAGGTGCGGTTTCCGACCGCGATGAGCTTTGGCTCGATCGGCGGGCCAGAGCGGCTGACCGAGATCGTCACGCTGGTCAACGGGCATGAGGAACGCAACAGTCCCTGGGCCCATTCGCGCCGGCGCTATGACGCAGGGGTGGGATTGCGCAGTCTGGACGATGTGGACGTGCTGATCGCATTTTTCGAGGCGCGTCAGGGGCAGTTGCATGCCTTTCGCTGGAAGGACTGGGCCGACTACAAGTCGGGCGCGGCCAGCCGCGCGGTGACGGCCGAGGATCAGTTCCTGGGCCTGGGCGACGGGGCGACGCGAGAGTTCCGGCTGACGAAGCTCTATTCCTCAGGCAGGCAATCCTATGTGCGGCCCATCACAAAGCCGGTGGCGGGAACGGTGGTGGTGCAGGTGGCGGGCGAGCCTGTGACCGAGTCGATTGACTGGACGGTGGAGACCACGACCGGTGTCATCACCTTTGCCAACGCGCCGGATGTGGGCGTGCAGGTCAGTGCCGGGTTCGAGTTCGACGTGCCGGTCCGGTTCGACACCGATCGTATCCAGACTTCGGTTGCGAGCTTTCACGCGGGGGAGGTTCCTTCGGTGCCGGTCGTGGAGGTGAGGCTGTGAGTGGGGTGATGCGGCTTGAAGCCCATCTGGCGCAGGGCGCGACGACGGTCTGCCGCGCCTGGGCCGTGACACGACGGGATGGTGTGGTGCTGGGGTTCACCGACCATGACCGGGACCTGAGTTTTGACGGCATCTCCTTTCGGGCGGACAGCGGCCTGACCGCCCGGGCATTGCAGCAAACGTCGGGCCTGGCCGTGGACAACAGCGAAGCGCTGGGCGTCTTGAGTGCTGCGGCGGTGACGGAAGAGGACCTCATCGCCGGGCGCTATGACGGTGCCGATGTGCGGGCCTGGCTCGTCAACTGGGCAGACGTCGCGGTGCGACAACTGTTGTTTCGAGGGACCCTGGGCGAGGTTGTCCGGTCAGGCGGGGCGTTTCGGGCCGAGTTGCGCGGATTGAGCGAGGGGCTGAACCAACCGCAGGGCCGGGCCTATCAGAAGACATGCAGCGCCATTCTTGGTGATCGGGCCTGCCGTTTCGATCTGGCGACGCCGGGCTACTCCTGGGAAGGGGCCATCGGGGCCATAGCCGACGGCCGCATGTTCCGGCTGCCCGGCGCCGAGATGCAAGCTGCGGGCTTTTTCGACCGTGGACGGCTGCGAGTGCTGTCGGGGGCAGCGGCGGGGTTGGTTGGTCTGATCAAGCGGGACACCCTGGGCACGGGCGAGCGGACGGTCGAATTGTGGGACCGGCTGGGCGTGATGCCATTGACGGGGGATCAGGTGCGGATCGAGGCCGGCTGCGACAGGCTGGCTTCGACATGCAAGGAAAAATTCCGTAACTTTATTAACTTCCAAGGGTTTCCTCATGTTCCGGGTGAGGATTGGCTGATCTCTTACCCGACAGGCGGCAGCACGAATGACGGTGGGAGCCTGTCGTCATGACGTTGTGGCAGGTTCGCATTGTGGATGAGGCGCGGCGCTGGATCGGGACACCCTACCGCCACCAGGCTTCCTGCCTTGGGGCGGGCACGGATTGCCTGGGCCTGCTGCGCGGGGTGTGGCGTGCTTTGCTGGGCCCCGAGCCAGAGCCGATGCCGGCCTATACGATGGACTGGTCGGAACCGAGCGGCGAGGAAGTGCTGCGGGCAGCCGCCGAGCGTTGGCTTTTGCCTGCAGTGGCAGGAGAAGTCGCGCGCGGTGACGTGCTGTTGTTCCGGATGATGGAAGGCCGCGTGGCCAAGCATCTGGGCATACAAGCGGAAACCGGCGATCGCCCTAGCTTCATCCATGCCTATCATGGCCATTCGGTGGTTGAGAGCCCGCTGTCACAGCCCTGGGCGCGGCGCATCGTGGCGCGCTTCACGTTTCCCGAAAGGCAAAGCTAGATGGCGACGATCGTTCTTGCGGCGGCGGGGGCCGCCATTGGTGCAGGTATTGGCGGAACCGTTCTTGGCCTGTCAGGGGCCATCATCGGGCGGGCCGTGGGGGCGACCCTGGGGCGGATCATTGACCAGCGCCTGATGGGAGCGGGGTCCGAGGTGGTCGAGACCGGGCGCATCGAACGGTTCCGCGTCCTTGGTGCAAGCGAGGGCGCGCCGGTAGGGCAGGTGTTTGGCCGCACAAGAGTGGCCGGCCAAGTGATCTGGGCTACCCGGTTCAAGGAGACGCGCAACGAGACGTCATCCTCGGGCGGCGGGAAGGGCGGCGGCGGGCAGGGAGGGACGACCTATGTCAGCTACAGCTATTCGGTAAGTCTGGCCATTGCGCTGTGCGAAGGGCAGATCCTGCGTGTGGGCCGCGTCTGGGCCGACGGCGTGGAGATGGAGCGCGGGCGTTTGGCCATGCGGGTCTATGCCGGCAGCGTTGACCAGCTGCCCGATCCTCGGATGGAGGCCGTGGAGGGGGCGGGCAATGTGCCGGCCTACCGGGGCATCGCCTATGTTGTGATCGAGGACCTGCCGCTTGGTCAATTCGGCAATCGGGTGCCGCAGTTTTCGTTCGAGGTCGTCCGCCCGGCACAGGGTGCGGTGGCGCAGGCGACAACGGACTTTCCCAAGGCCGTTCGTGCCGTGGCGCTGATGCCGGGAACGGGTGAATACGCGCTAGCGACCACTCCAGTACATTATCAGTTGCGGCGGGGTGTGAACCGCACGGCCAACATGAACTTTCCATCAGGCAAGACCGATTTCGCAACCGCGTTGGAGCATCTGCGGGAAGAGTTACCGAATTGTCGTTCGGTTTCTCTGGTCGTTTCCTGGTTCGGTGACGACCTGCGCTGCGGATCCTGCCGAATAGAGCCGAAGGTGGAGCAGAAGGAGAGCGAGGCGCCCAAGATGCCCTGGACGGCAGGGGGCATCGTGCGGACGGAGGCCGGCCGCATCGCCCAGGTAGATGGACGGCCGGTTTATGGTGGGACGCCCAGCGACCAGGCTGTGATAGAGGCGATCCGCGCCATTCGGTCGGGCGGGCAGGAGGTGATGTTCTATCCCTTCGTGCTGATGGAGCAGATGGCGGGCAACGGGCTGCCGGACCCCTGGACCGGCACCACGGAGCAGCCACCCTTTCCCTGGCGCGGCCGGATCACGCTGTCGACTGCGCCCGGCCGACCTGGCAGCCCGGACCGCACGGCAGCGGCGGAGGCCGAGGTCGCGGGCTTTTTCGGCATGGCGGAGCCGGGCGATTTCCGCCGGACAGCTGGCGGTGTCGACTACATAGGCCCGGCAGGCTGGGGATACCGCAGGTTCATCCTGCACTACGCGCATCTTTGCAAGGTTGCCGGCGGGGTGGACGCGTTCTGCGTGGGGTCGGAACTGCGGGGGCTGACCCAATGCCGCGGAGCGGGCGACAGTTTTCCAGCCGTCGCTGCCCTACGCCAACTGGCCGCCGAGGTGCGCCAGATTCTGGGGCCGGACACGAAGATCAGTTACGCTGCGGATTGGTCGGAGTATTTCGGCTATCACGATGCCCTTGGGAATGTGCAGTTCCATCTCGACCCGCTGTGGGCCGATCCGAACATCGACTTCATCGGTATCGACAATTACATGCCGTTGTCAGACTGGCGCGAGGGCGAGACCCATGCTGACTCCGCCTGGGGGTCCATCTATGACCTTGGTTATCTGAAGGCCAACATCGCGGGTGGCGAAGGGTTCGACTGGTACTACGACGACCCTGATGGCGAGGCGGCGCAGCGGCGGGTCCCGATCACGGATGGTGCCCACGGCGAGCCTTGGGTGTTTCGCTACAAGGATCTGAGAAGCTGGTGGTCAAATCCCCATCACGA